TGCTGCTAGCATCTTTGCTAACACACAAGTCAGCAGTGCTAGCGTATACGCTCCTTTGGCTACCATTAGTAACATCGTCTCTACTGCTAGTAGTTCAGGAACTTTGAACGTCACTACAGGTGTCACTTCCGGAACTCTTTTGGCAATAAACACAGACGATGCTACTGGTGTTGCTACTGGAGGATCTCTTACTGTTTTGGGAGGTGCTGCTGTATCCAAAAAATTATACGTTGGAACTTCTTTGTATGCAAATACCAGAAATATTACACCAAGTTTAGGTGATATTTGGTCTGAACTTTCATTCTCTGCTTCTAACAACCAATCTTCTGCTGCAGATGTCACCGATTTTGTTTTCGATAATGCTGTAGTCAGAGCATTCCATACAATGGTATCTATCACTATAGTAAGATCAGTAGGTGGTAACTTGTATGCAAACTTTGAACTCAAAGGTATTCAAAAAGGAAGCGGTTGGGTAGTCAACAGTTCGTACGTCGGTGATTACACTGGTATCGTATTCAGTATCACAGCTTCTGGACAAATTCAATATACATCAACTAACCAATTGTCTTGGACATCTTCTACAATGAAATTCCGTGGATATACAACAAGTGTATAAATTAATGGATAAATTAATGGATAAATTAATGGATAAATTAATGGATAAATTCCTTGAGTAAATTCCTTTAGTATTATATTTCATTTAAACTATATATTATAAAAATGTAGTTTAAATTTCACATCAATGTGTTAAAATTTTGTGTAAACACTGTAATATCCGTATAGACCCATACTTGTTAAATAAGTAGTAACTGTTGTAGTCTTTAAAAACTTTGACATTTATTCTATTTCATTAACAAGTGGTTTTAATATCTTAAAAGATTTATCATATCCTATATTGTCTAACTCTTCTCCAACCTTATTTAATAAATATTGGTCTTTATATATTGATACTATTACTATATAAGGTGGTAATATTGTTTGTTCTTTAATTTCTTTGTATATAATACCTGGTTCTAATATATTCATTCGCAAGGTTTCAAACACATTTCGTATACAAAATTCCTTATCTACAAATAAATAATAAGTTATTGTCATTTATTATTTATTAATATTTTTATCTTTAAATTACATTTTAATCTTTATCTTGCCAATAACTGTATATATTCTTTTCCAATTCATAATTTGGCCAAAATACTCTTTTTCTAGATTTCTGACTCTTTGCCCATTCCCACATTAATTCTAAACCACATTCAAGACTTGTATTTTCTTCATATCCTAATAAAACTTCTGATTTCTCATAAGATGACCACGCGTGTTTTACTTCGTGTCTAGGTTCCAAATATACTAAATCATTTTTACCAGTAATCTTTGAAACCAATTTCGCAGCATCATTCAATGAAACGTGTTTCTTACCACCTAAATTAATCCTCTCATTTTTTGCACATTCAAGTGTAGCTGACTTCCATAAACAAGGAAGAATATCATCAATATAAGAAAATGCTCTTGTTTGTTCTCCATCTCCATAGACAGTAAATGGTTGATCACACAATGCCTTGTACATCCAAATACCCAACACATTTCTATAAGGATCCCATATATTCTGATATTTCCCATAAATATTATGAGGCAATATTATACAATATTCCATACCGTGTTGATCATACGCAACCTGTAAATCCATTTCACATGCATATTTCGCTATACCATATGGATCTATTGGATTTGGCCTCATATCTTCTGTAAAAGGTGTTTGGTTTACACCATATGTAGCCATACTACTAGTAAACACAAAACGACGAATATTATACTTTATACCCATATTTATTAAAAAGACTGTTGGTAACACATTCGACTTGTAATTATATTGTCTAATAAAAGGTGACAAACCCTCTGCCGCATAAGCTGCAAAATGAAAAATATAATCAATTTTAGACTCCATAAAAATTTTTTCTACAGACTTTTGTTCATCTTCATTAGATAAATCTGCTTTTACAAATGTAAAATTAGGATCATCCATATGCAAGTTCTCTATGTATCCACCAGATAAATCATCCACACCATACACAATGTTAATACCCAATTGTTGTTTTTCTTTTAATAAATATTCTGCAAAATTAGCACCTACTAACCCAGCAACACCTGTTATTAATACATTCATTATTAATAACTATAAATAAATTTTAAATTCATATAAAACTTAATCTAAAAAATAGAAATACATTGGATTTGACAACTTTTTTACAACTTTTTTACAACTTTTTTACAACTTTTTTACAACTTTTTTACAACTTTTTTTATACAACTACAAAAAACAAGACCAGGTTACGCCAGTTACGCCAAGGTTACGTCTAGGTTACGCCAATTATGGTGGGGTTACGCCAGTTACGCCAATTTTACCATCTTTTTCTTTTAATATTTTTTACTATTATTTTTCTATAAAATAATTTCAAAATTGGCGTAACTGGCGTAACCCCACCATAATTGGCGTAACCTAGACGTAACCTTGGCGTAACTGGCGTAACCTGGTCTTGTTTTTTACTACTTTTTTATTGTTTAATTGTTTTATTCTTATATTTAATTAAAAAAATAAAATAAAATAACTTTATTCATCACGAATTCCAAAATCTTTCCAACCTCTATATGTTCTGTTGTTTATTTTTATCACACCATACTCCCATTTAATAATTTTATGTTTTTCTTTAATCCACCTTTCTATTTCTTTACGTATTTTACTTGTTGTACTAGAATGCATTTTGTTTTTACCAGTGTACAAGTAAATTACGTCTTTTAATTGTAAATAAGAATCTTCTTTGTATTCAACATTTTCTTCTAACCAATTGTAAAAATCATTGTTTTCTTGACGATACTCATTTGTCTTTACTTGAACTTCGATTGGTTCTTTTATATCTCGAAAATAATAATCTAACAAAATTTTCATAAATGTTTGACGCCAAGTAACGTCTTCACGCATTCTTGATGGTAAAGTACGATCTATTTTATATTCGCCACTCGCTTTTGGATCATCCACAAATTTTGATGGGAAATCTATCACACGAATACGTCTCCATAACGCTGTATCCTCACCTTTTATCTCTGGAAGTTCATTACACGCTAAAAACAACTTGGCTTCCATTACAAAACTCACTGCTTCTTGATATAACCCCCTCGCAACAATTTCCTCACTACCTGTAAGTTCCTTTAGTAAACCAATGTTTATCTTTTCTCCATCTTCAGGTTCACTTAAAAAAGCAAAACGTTTATACATTAATTTTATTTTTTCACTGTTTGCTTCATTTGCATTATTACGTTTACGCGTTAATAACGTTACTTCTACTTTTTCACCAAAATCACCCATCGTCAGTTTCATCAAGTTTAACAACTGACTTTTACCATTTGCACCAGAATCACCTATAAACATTAAGAAATGAGTATTCGGAATATCACCATTTAAACACTCACTCATTTTTTTCAAAACATAATCCCTAACTCTAGCATTTGGTAAAACTTGTTCTAAAAAACTATACACTTCTTTATTTACACATCCTTCATCAAAATCATAGTTTACTGTTAAATTAATATAATCTTCCTTTCGTGTTTTTCTAAATTTATTATCCAATAAATCATACACACCATTTGTAAATGGCACAAGATGTTTTTTACTATTTAAATTTCGAATAAACGAATCATCATTGTAATACATCTTTGCACCTTTAATAATTTCCTCTTCAAAACCAGGCTTATAAATCTTATTTGTTAAACTCTTTATGTTTTTTACTAAATTATTACTCGTATCACCACCTTGTTTTTCATAATGTGATCGAATCATATTAAAATTATTAGACAACTTCACTATACGTTTACGTAGTTCTAAAGATTCCCTATCCGATCTCCATATACACCCATTAAAATAATACCACATACCATTTGTATACACAAAGTCTATTTCTAACTTGTGTAAAAGTTCACTCAGCTTTATCACCTTGTGACCATCTAATACTTGATTGTACAATTTCGTTAACTCTTTATTCTTAAAAATACTATTGTCTAATCTGACATCACAACTAAATTCTTGTTCTGTATTATAGTAATTATTCTGAATATTTATATTAACTGTACCAGTATTAACTAGTTGATTGTAATTTAAAAAAAAATTATTCAAATGCTTGTATTTATCAGCTATTGGTATTAATGTATTCTTTGGAAATATACTCTTACAAACCTTGCATTTTAAACAATACCCATTATCACTTATCTGATGTTCAACGTGACATTCCGGACATTTTCCACTCATTCGAATCAACGAATTTTGACTCACATCACCCCTAAAAACCATTTCTGCTTTGTCAAATTTAATTTCATCTATTGTTGTATCAAAATTTTCTGTAATGTAATCCTTACACTCTTTTATAGCTTTTTGTATTAACTCTTGTTCCATCTTATTCACTCGTAAACATTTCAATATAATCTCATTTAATTCCTTTGGAAATGAATTGATCTTTATCTCATTATGTTTAAAATCTTTACAATCCATATCGTGACATTTCTGTTTTGAACTATACGTATCTATAATTATATATTGATGATTTGTCTTGTGTTCTCTATCTAAATTAAAACAAAAAGTATCGTACAAATTCACATTTATACAATTCAACTCGTGATTTATAAGTATCTCCCTTATATCCTTTATACGATATTTATAATTCTTTCTTACAAAATGCTTTATCACATCACAATCTGCTCCCGTTAATTCTTTTTGTATAGGCAAATATGTCGTATCTAATATTTCTTCTACATCTACATCTCTTTCATTTTTACCAATTTCATTTTTACTATTCGTTTTATCTTTGTCCTTGTCCTTGTCCTTGTCCTTGTCTTTACCAAATGTATTCTTAAATATATCTGAATTTGTATCAATGATTACACAATCGTTATTACAATTACACACAAATGTATCTAAAAACTCAAAATCATCACTTAATTCGGATTTTACTAAAGGTCTATACTCTCCACTCTTTGTACTTTTATATGTACGAAATAAACCTTCTCTATAAACAGAAACATCCACTATTTTCATTTGAACCAAATCTGGAAACATATATTCTGTAAATTTACGAAAACCCTTTACATTTTTAAAATACACTTGTTCATCATCACTTTTGTTCAAACAAATAATTATATGATATGATTTTTTCTCATCATTATGTGATTCTAATATAATCTTCTTTGAAATAACACCAGTCAGTTTATTATCTATACCTTGTATACCTTGTAAAACATCAGTAAGTTTATCACATATAGAATGTATTAATTCTTTATCATTATCATATTCTATAGGATTCTTCGATTTATATATTTCAATATCCATAAAATATTTTAAAATACTATTCTCGTGAATAAACTCATAATAACTTGGCGCAAAACCATCACCGCAACCATTGTTTATTAGATTTTCAAAATCCTTGAAATTTTTCAAAATAAAAAACTTTTTAATATCATTATTGCACAATATATCATCTTGTCTTAAATATTTTAAAGCGGTACTTTTTCTTGCAAACACTTTCATATAACTAATCTAACTTTTATCTATAAAAGTTTTTTCTCTTTTAAATAAACATATTAATACTTTTTATTTAAAAAAAATAAAAAGTTAATTAGTTTCATCTGGTTATTTTAATACATTCTAGATTTACATTTTTGGAGACTTGGCCTTTCTAGATTTACGCTTTGGAGATTTGGCCTTCTTGGAAGACTTACGTTTCATTGACTTTCTCTTGGACGATTTACGTTTTGGAGACTTTGCCTTCTTGGAAGACTTGCGTTTTGGAGACTTGGCCTTCTTTGACGATTTACGTTTCATTGATTTGCGTTTTGGAGACTTTGCCTTCTTGGACGATTTACGTTTTGGAGACTTTGCCTTCTTGGAAGACTTGCGCTTCATTGATTTACGTTTTGGAGACTTTGCCTTCTTCGACGATTTGCGTTTTGGAGACTTTGCCTTCTTGGACGATTTACGTTTTGGAGACTTTGCCTTCTTGGACGATTTACGTTTTGGAGACTTTGCCTTCTTGGA